ATCATACTTCCCTCGGAGCTGCTGTATTATCTAATGGTGTATAGTCTGCAATCTTCTTAGCGAAACTTTCTTTCACACACTCAAGATAAAGTTTTCCAACTTTGTCGGAAGGAACTGCATGAACACAAACGTCTGTTATTAAGTATCTATTGTCATTCATTTTATCTGAGATATCTACACCACCTGTTGAAGATTGCGGTGGTGGAATATCTAATTCGATAATTGTACCTACACTTAAGTCAGTTCTCAAAGGTACAGTAACTATGATTCTATTTTGTTGTAGAATCTCTAACATTGCTCTACGTTCTAATTTACCTGTATCTACTTTAGCAGACCAACCTTTAAAAGATTCATCTGTTTCTAACTTGTCTGCATTGTCAAACGAATGTACCATTTTAGTATCATAAAGTTTTAATGCATCATATTTGTATCCTAGGTTAGCGTCAACGTCCACTTCTGTAACAGGTGGAGACACTTCAGCGTCTACTACATTTTCAGTAGTAAGAACTTTTTCAAAGACTTCGTTTTGGTCTCCTGTTCTAATCATTGGATTACCCGATAAATGATTCTCTGCATTCCTACTAAACAATTCGTCAATAGAATATAAATCTATTTCGTCTACTTTTCTTATTGGGTCATATGTTATTTGAGTTGAAGCGAATGCACCACCAACCATTCCCTGTAGTGTGTTTGCTCTTTGTGGAACTTCTATTGCTTCAACTACCGTGTTAACACCACCAGCTGCGTTTGCGTCCACCTCTGCAGTTTCTGTATCTGCTTGTCTTGAACCATATGAAAATTTAAGAGGGAATTCTTGTTGGAACATTTCATCAATACTTTTAAAACAGAACCCACCATTTAATGTCTCATAAAAAAACATACCGTTTCTATATACTGCTTTGTCTTCTAATCCTTTGTCTGAATTATTAACACAAAAATCTATAAACTTATCAATCGTCCAGTTAGGTACAACCATTTGTTGGTTTTCGGGTTTTGTATCTTCCCAATGAACAAACTCATCTATTTTCATGTGTCCTTCATTGATAAGAACATTCTGTAACATTTTATCATATGAACCACGCATGACTCTAGACACTCTAGTATTTCTAGCAGTAAACATGCGTGGGTCACACACCTTTAAAACATAGGATTGAGTTGATTGGTCTATTCTATTAACTGCACTTATTCTATAAACTTTAAAGTTTTTATCAATGGTAAATTCTTTTGGTGCTTCGTCTTGCATTCCTTCCATTTGTTTGATAGCAATACGAATATATTCTTCACCTGTAATTTTAAAGTTCTTTAGTAAGTCAAGACCGTCTATGATATGGATATCACCTGTAACAAACTTATTGTATATACTTTCATACAGACGAAAGTTCAGAACCGTATTTTGAATGTCTACGGATTCACCTTCTTGATTTACTAAGTTAATGGCATCGAGAGTAAAGACACCCCCCTGCCTGTTTTTTTTATCGCTCATTAGGCACTCATTATACGTTCAAACTCAGAAACTACTTTACGTATGAATTGGGGTTTGATTACTTTTATTTTGCGTCTCTCTTCGTTGTCATTATATTCCATTTCCCAAAAAGTTCTTGGGAAGAAATTTCTACCTGTTGGAATATTATTGTATCTATAACCTGCTGGGATATTATCTTGGTCATAGTAGTATGCAACTCCGTCTTGTGCATTCTTAACACTGGTGGGTATAAAACTCTTGGTGCTATTTGCACCTGTCACCGCTTGACTACTAACAAATGTAGTACCCTTAGTTGCTTTAACCCATAAACGTTTAAATGTTGGGTCTACTCTTAATACTTTACCTGTAACAGTCCCTTGTGTAATATCTTCACCAATTAAAAACTTAGAAGTAGAAGATACTATATCTGTGCTATCCGTAGATACTAATATTTGACCGTTGTATTTGTCTGCCATGTAATTTTCAAAGGTACTAGTATCCATATACCAATCATAGTAATTAGTAATTTCATTTACAAGAAATATAGTCCAATGTAAATCACCGTTACCGTATAATTTAGTTGCAACTACATCGGGTCTTTCCCCTTCTGTAAGTTCATACTTGGAGTATTCAATTAATTGATTTAAACTCTCACCTTGTAACTTTGCTTTACGGAAAAAATCTTTAATGGTAACAATTCTACCATTCTGTAATTGATATTTTACTTCGGGGAAGTTTTTAAATAATTCGTTTGCCATTAGTCTCCCCTTGTCCTTTTATCTGTAATACTATAATCAGTTGGGGTGATACTCTTATCTCCAATTGGTGAGATTTTTTGGAAGTTTTCTTGAGTAACAATTTTGATTTCAGTAAAGTCTACCTTCATAGCAGACTTAGTTGGTTGTCCGTTTTCAAAAAATCCTAATTCGGTATCACCGTGTGTAATATCACAACCTGTACAAACCATTGGCATAAATCCGTCTAACCTTTCTGCGATTGGGCCTTCAAACTCTACATCAAACACATTTGGGTAGTTAAAGAAATTTTCATTTGCAGTTTCTTCCGAAGTTCCATAAGTATCGGGTAGCATTGCAGTTCTAAAGTAGTACATAATTTGTTGTACCATGTCTGCTTCTTCTTCTGAACGTGGGTAGAATTCATATTGAAATGAAAAGGAACGGAAACCCACACCCTCTAACATTTGTTCTTCCATGGGGTTGACTGCTCGTCCAGCACTAAAGTTTAGATAGTCACCTGTAGCAGAATTCATCAATTTGTTTATAGCAGCTCCTGCCATATTTTTGACTTCCCCAGCAAACTTTTCTAAATCACCGTAACCAAGTTTCCCATCTCCGTCACCACTAAACATATCTGCTGCTCCACGAATCCCAGCACCAAATCCTTGAGTCTTATAGTTAACTGTAAAGTTACTTGCTAAATGTTCGGGTCTAACATACAATGCAATCTCTACATTCTCTTTTGATAATAAATTAGCACCGTTTGTTCCGTCTCTTGCTTCACGGGCACGTGTACTAAAAACAATGTAGTTATCTAGTTGGTCGTATATTGGATATATTAAATCGATATCTGCAGTGGACGGTTTCGACTTTGCAATTCGTTTACCTTTATTTCTTGCGTCTAGGTTTTTTTCTAAAGAACTTCTTCTTTTCTCTAACGTTCTTTTAGCTTCCTCTGCTTGTTCCCCTAATTGGTCAAGAACAGATGTCTTATCAATGTTTTTTAATTTGTTTTGAATACCTTTGACAGACTCTACAGCAGACTTTGCTTGATTGACCTTGTCTAGTAATTTGCTTAAACCCATAAATACCTTCGTGAATTAATTATATTGGTGTTATATCTATTTATGTCTTATAGTGGCAAGTTCAAACCAAAGAACTACAAAAAATACAAAGGTGACCCTACGAAAATCTTCTATCGTTCTTTATGGGAGCGTAGATTTATGGTCTATGCTGATTCCAATCCTAATATCATTGAATGGGGTTCGGAAGAAATAGTTATACCGTACATGTCCCCCCTTGATAGAAAACGTCACAGATACTTTCCCGACTTTTACATTAAGTATGTAAATGCTTCGGGACAAACTGTACGGGAAATTATAGAAGTCAAACCTAAAAAACAACTTAAACCCCCAAAGAAACCCGAACATAGAGTTTCCAAAAGATATCTTATGGAAGCACAAACCTATGCGGTCAATCAAGCAAAGTTCAAAGCAGCTGAAATGTTCTGTAAAGAGAGAAGATTAAAATTTCGTATATTAACAGAAGACCATTTGACCTAAATGCATAAATAGTTGTATGGGACAACTACTGGACGACTTACAAAACGAAAAACCTGCTGAACTAAGAGCAAGAAGTATCGAATCCATGAACTGGTTCCGAAATAATTTAAGACAAATAAGAGTGCGGTCTTCTTCCTTGTTAGACGAATTTGAAGCAGATGGAAGAGTTGACTTAGGAAAGATGTATATGTTTTTCTATGACGCAAAGACACAGGACAAACTCCCATATTGGGACTACTTTCCTCTATGCATTCCTATTAAAAGATACAAGACAGGATTCATGGGACTTAATCTACATTATCTCCCACCAAGATATAGGATTAGATTGTTAGACGCTATGTATGGTGATATGCAAGACGGCACGTTTGACATTAACTACAGAATGGTTAAGTCTATTGGTAAACTTAGGTGGGCAAAACCATGTGTTAAACAGTATCAGTATGGATTCTTTAAGAGTTATATCAAAGAAGTAAGTTCTGAATACTATGATTTGGTATCTATGTTACCGACAACAAAATTTAATAGTAATGCTAACACAGTTTATGCTGATAGCATGAGGAAGATTTAATGGCATTAAAAGATTTAGTAAAACAAGGAGTTTCCACATTCTTAGGTGGTGACGATAAAGGAACTGGTATTGATAAGTTCAAAGCAAACTTTGACCTTGGTGCGAGAGGAAATAGATTCCAAGCAGACTTTTTTGGCCCAATGGGGTTATCATTAGAAGGTCTACGTTGTGATACTGCTTCACTGCCAGGCCGAATAATTGAATCAACTGCATGGTCTGAATACGGACAAAAGAGACAAATGCCTCACGCAGTTAATGACGGTGGTGAAACAATATTCACTTTTTTCTGTGACTCTGCATTTGCTGATAGATTAATTATCGAAGCATGGCAAACTTTAGTGTACACTGCTGGTGAAGGTAGTCAAGTACAACCCGTATTTGCATATTACACAGATTACATAGGACAGGTTGATATAACTCAATACAGGATTGACGGTAACTCTGCAATGAAGTATAAATTATATGAATGTTATCCAAAATCATTTGAACCAATGGCATTAGACTCTAATACTCCCGATAGTATTTTAAAGTTCAGTTGTACCATTGCTTATAGAGGGTGGGAAGTTGAATATACACAACCACCAGCTTTATCGGGACTAAATAAAGGAAGGAGAGCTCTCTCTGCTGTTATGGAAGGACTTTCAGTCGCTTCTAGATTCGGTAGTAAGGGTGATAAACTTCTTGGAAAACTGACTTCGCTGGACAGTAACCTTGGTAAGGTTAATAACATGTTCGGTAGAGGCGGTTAATTTTTATTATTTGAGGAAATAAATTATGGCATTACCAATACAAAGTGCACCTACTTATAAGTGCATCTTGCCAAGTGACGGACGTGAAGTAACATTTAGACCGTTTCTTGTTAAGGAACAAAAGGTTTTAGTAATTGCGAAAG